CTCTCGCAGTTTTACTGCGAGAGTAGTGTGATGCAGATAGCACGTACGTTTTTCACCCTTGATTGGGGTATCTGTGGGCAAGATCACCTGGGTTCATAACCCGAAGTTCTTGTCCTTTAAGTCGACTCGTACCCCCGAGGGAGGGGGTCGAATCGCCATGTTCACCATCGTTGGTGGTGCACGTGTATCTTTGTTTTCGTTTTATTCATATTCACCTGTTGTGTTTGTTTGTTTTTACGCACATCCGTATTTGTCTGTAGGCTGTTTAAACGGCTAATAAATATTGCTGGGTAATTCCCAGTTCGAGTGGCAATAGCTACTTTTTCACGCATAATGGTTCGTAAGGATAAGCGCAACCGTTACAACGCTGGCAACCGCCAGGAAGCTCGCGCTCGCCATCGCGGCAAGCAAGTTGACACTGCCCGCGCCCTTATGCGCGAGCGTAAGCTCGAGGGAGACTATCGCGATGAAGCGGAATTCTTCGAAGCTGAGCGTGCCGACGTCCAGTTCGGGACTTTGGCAGATTTGGCTCCGGCACCTGAGCGCCAGGTTCAAGTTGGCCCCGTACGCGGGGACAGCCACGCACGTGTTCGGTCGGATGGCGTCACAGTTGTGTCGTCACGGGAGCTGGTTAAGCCGCGTTCGGAATCTTGGACTGATTATAAGTTGCGTGTTAATGCTAGCGCGCAGCTTGCACAGTCTCGGGTTGGGGCGTCCCGCGTGGAGCGCCGGGAGGCTCGCGATGTTTATTTGGACGAGTTATGCGAGCGCCTTGTAGGCCTGCATTATACCAACCAAATCGTGCGCTACTTTGGCTCTAAGGGTCAGAGACAGCGCCGGAAGAGTGCGCGTGACTGGCAAGAAAGGCTGGCCAAGTGGCAGTGCATCATTGTTCCGGACGGTGTTCCCGGACCTTTGGTGATTTTTCGCCATGCGATGCGCCAGCTTCCACGTGCTTTGGCGGACGTGGATTGGACGATTTTTGCGTCGGAGCGGCAGGATGCGATTGACGATTATGAAGCGAAGCTCCGTAATGGCGGGGTTCCATCCCTCCCTGAGATTTCTGAGGGGGTCCATCAATCTTTTGACGCTGATTTGGCGTCGCTAGATTTTCATGGGTTTGCGAGCCGTTTTGGGTCGCAAATTGGCAGCGACGCTATTGAGTTCCTGGAGGCCCATGGTCGAGAGGTTTTGGCCTTTGCTTTAGAGGTACACGCCCTCTCGCTTGTGCCCTCCGAGTCGCGCGCGGCGTATATTTTATCGCGCGGCGCTAGCGCATTCACCACTTCTGGCGTGTCGGTGGAAGGCATTAAAGGAGTGCTGTTACAGTTGCTCTCTATGCCCTGCGTGTTAGGGTTGGTGTCCGCTCTTGCGGTGCGCCCTACTTTTGGGAGTGATGTTCCGCTGGGCGAGCATCAATCCATCTATGCTGCCTTGGCTAATATTCGCGCTAGCATTGCGCCTGGCACCGCTTTGAACGGGGCCATGGCGCTCGGGGGTGCTGTTTATGCATTTTACATGTCTCGTGACTCGGGGGTGAATTTGGGATCCTTGGCCAACGCCGTTTTTCGGTCCGTTGCGCGTTTGCCCCGTGTTGATTCGCCGGACGAGGCTGTGGCTGTGGCTGTGCGCTATGGGCCTGTAGTTGCGGCGGCGGTATCCGCCGCCATTGCTACCCGCTCGTTCATGCCATTGTTGCGGGGCAGCGACACGTCTTACACCCGTTACGTTGATGTTCAGACAGCCTATGAACTCAGGCGCCAGGGGCGTTATGATGGGGACTTGTTTCCCGACGATAATTCCTTCTATACGGCGCTTTGCGATTGTTGCGACGAGGTCGAACCCGCGGTGAAGCGAGGTGACCTTCTAGCGATTCGGATGTGGAAAGACTTGGTTTCCATGCGCTCACAGATCCGCACAGAAATGCAGGGTAAGCTACGCGTTGCGCCTTTTGCCTTCGCTGTCGTGGGTGAGAGCTCCATCGGTAAGTCCGATGTGATGATGAAAGCTATAGCTAGGCTTACGTATGAGCGGTACGGCAAGGCGGCGAGCAACGACGAGATATATACGCGCCAGCAGTGGGACAATTATTGGTCTGGGTACAAACAGAGCAAGAAGGTGGTCATTTTTGATGACACCTCCAATGCGCGTGCGGCCCCCGGGACTACGATTCCCAATCAATGCGCGGCCTTCATTCAGGTCATCAACAACATTCCGCAGCCACTTAATATGGCAGATGTTGAGAGCAAGGGCAACGTTTCGTTCACGTCCGAGTTTGTGGTAGCCTCCTCTAATCTTAGGGACCTGGGTGCTAGCACGTACTCCAACGAGCCCGTATCGGTGCTGCGGCGGTTTAACGTGTTCGTCGAACCTGTGGTCCGGGAGGAGTATAGGCGGCCCAACTCATACATGCTGGACCCTAGCAAGGTACCCGATCCATCGGTGTGCCCGGTGCCCAACTTGTGGCGTTTTAAAGTTATGGAGGCGGTCCGGAGACCTGGGTCTCTTACCACTGAGATTGACTGGCGACCTATTGACTTTCCAGCAGATGGATCCATGGTCGACCTCATGGAGTTGCTGTGCGCTCGCAGCCGGGACCATTTTGCTTATCAGGCCGCTTTCGTTAAGGCACACTCCAATCGCGATTATGCTTCCTTACCCTTGGACGTCTTGCGTTCATTGCAGGATCCCGGAGTTCGTGTGAGCGCGATGCCTAGTGCCGAACACCAAGGCGCAGCTTCTAGCCGGCTCGGCGTCACGTTCCCAGTTAGGGGCCTCGCGGCTCTTGACGGGGACCGGCCGATCGCGACTGCGGAGGTCCCTCCTCCGCCGTTTTCTTATGGGCCGCGTTCAACGAGGGTGTCTAGCTTTATAGGTCGGTTCTTCGATGGTGTTTGTCACGCGTTTGTTGGAGTTGCCGAGCCCGCGCTCAGCGGCGTGCGATCCGCTATCTTTGACATGTTCGTTGACGCTGCTTTCGTTAGGGCGCGCGACTGTATTACGTCCTATGTCACTCCCATGAACGTCGCGTGGTATTTGCTGTTGTGCGGCACTTTGCCCGCTTTCGTGCACTTTTTGCTAGCGATGTTGCTCATGGGTAGTACCATGGAGGGCAACAGGGCTTCGCGGCGGATGCGCGGGGCGCGCGTCATGGGTACGATTGCTTCTTTTTCCGCGGTCGCTGGTTTGACTATTTGGTTGTTGACGCGGCGTGGAGCGCCGGCGGCGCGGCACCAAGGCGTGGCCGAGATGGTTGAGGAGGCGCAACGCATACCGGTTGTGCTGCGCCCAAGTGATGTACCACACGAAACCCAAACGCGGACGTTTAGCCAAGCGAAAGAGCTGCTGCGCAAGCGCGGCCGCTTCGCCATCTTTGAAACGCCTACTGCTATGTCGGTCGGAGTGCTGTTTCCTCTGCGTAAGGGGTTGTACGCCACTAGCCGCCATATAGTGCGTCCGGTATTGAATGCGGGAGCAGCGGTGATCAAACTGCATATGTTTGCTCATGGCGCTGGGCCCAAGCAGAGTTTCCAGATCGCTCCATCGCAGATATATTGCCCTTCGCCCGACCATGACATTGCTTTTGTGGGGTTTGCAGGCCCTACGGAGCGAGATGCGCGTCTGGACGTGATGCCGGATGCATGGCTGCGTGGTATGAGCCAGGAACAGGCGTACTTTCCGGTGGCGGAAGCCTGTGTGTTAGCAACAAGGGTTCCACCCCAGGTGCTAGCAGGGCGTGGCTCTCCGGTGGGGTCGCTGAGCTCCGTCTCAGTGCGCTTGATGGGCGCTCCACGGGTGCGCCCAGTGCGATTCGGTCAAGATGTTCACACGGTGATCGCCATGTCTCCAGTTGGGTTGCTGACCTTGGCGGGGGACTGTGGATCTCCGTTGCTCGTCAGTGCGCGCGTAGGCGGCGCACCATCCGTGTGCGTGGCTGGCTTACACTCAGGTGTCACTAGGGTCGGTGGCGAAGATCTGGTTGTTACAGCGCCATTGACGCAGTCCATGGTCGCGGCGGCCGATGCATACTTTGCTACGGCCACTTACCAAGGAAGCGTGAGGTTGTTTGGACAACCGGCGGATCTTCGCTTAAACACCTCGCGATCGCATCCGTTGTTGCCCCAGCATTTGCCTTACGTGCAGCCCCTTGGTGTGCTGGAGAACGAACAGGGGGTGAACGTTAGTTCGCTGAACACGTTCAAATCGAATTTGGTGCGGGGCATGTTCTATGAACCGGGTCCCGTGGATGACGTGCTGGGCCCTCGGGCGCACGGTTTCCCTGTTGACACTCGCAGCATGGCGCACTATATCCGTCCTTTGGAAGCTATGGCGACCAAGGATTCGGCTTTCGAGCCCCCCGTGCTCGACCAGGCGTTGCGTGATTTTAAGGTCTCTTTGCGCATCGCGTTGGGTGACGCGGCTCCTACGCGCCCAGCGTCCTTGTTCGAGGCAACCAACACAGATGGAGTGCAGCCCACGTTGCAGTTGGGCACTTCTGCGGGTTTTGGTCGTAAGGGCCATAAGCACAGATACGTGGATCTTGCCTGCACACGTGGCTGCACTGACGAGGGTTGCGTGCGGTTTCATCCCAGTGGCAGCGACCACATTATTCCCGGGAGGGACAACTTTTATCCCGACCCTGAGGTGCGTGCTGAGGTGTCTGCGCTTATAGAAGCTCTTGCGCGCGGGGACTCAGACCTTGCCATTTTCCGGGCTTCGCTTAAAGACGAGGCCGTAGCGATTGGCAAGACCAAGATCCGCGCATTTTATGTAGCGGCCATGGCGCTTAATTTGGTTGTGCGCATGTATCTCATGCCTTTTGTCAGCAGGCTCCAGGGCCGCCCGGGGTATGAGTGTATGGTGGGCATCGACCCTCAAGGGCCGGCTTGGGAGGCTTTGCAGTGCTCGCTGGAGGCCCGGCATGCCACCCGCCGTTTGGCGGGGGACTACAAGGCCTTTGATTTGACTACCAGCGAGACGCTGCTTGCAGCGTTTTACGAGTCCATTGTGGACTTGGCCTTAGATGCGGGGTGGGATTCGCACGCTATCAGCGTCATGCGGGGCTTGGGCAAGAATCTGTCACGCCCGGTGTACCTCTTTTTGGGGCAGGCGTACCGCGTGTCGGGTTCTAACCCCTCGGGTGTAGCTATCACTACGCACACCAATTCGGGCGTCAACGCTCTTATCCATAGGTACGCGTTCTACGCACGAAATAGGCATTTGCTCGACCGTCCTTGCCAGGTAAGCGCGCTTGACACGCTATTTACCAGATCGGTTTGTTTGCGCACGTATGGAGATGACGTTGTTGGGTCCGTGGCCGACGTCGAGAGTGTTGACTCTATCAGCAACTATGACGTGCGAGATGCGGCCGGTGCCTTTGGAATGGTTTTTGGACCGACCGATAAGGCCAGCGATGAGCTACCTCCGTATTATGAAGCTAGCTCCGTGGAGTTCCTCAAGCGCACTACGGTTTATGTGCCCAGCTTGGGGCACCGCGTTGGGGCCATTGCTTTATCTTCGATTAGGAAGAGTATCGCATTTGAGGAGCGCGGCGATTTTGAGAAGCGGCGGTCTACGCTTCGCTCTGCCTTGATATTGTTTTTCCCCCATGCGGCCAAGGAGGGAGTGGAGGATCCAGATGGTAAGTTTTCTGGCCTCAGGGATCTTTTCCTCGGTGCGTTAGCGGCTAGTGAGGGTGTGGACCTTGCGTCCTTATCCCCATCAGTGCTCCCCGCGTATGCCGATGTGCTCGCCTCTAGTCGCGACTGCACGCCAGAGTACGTGGTCGACTGCGCTGAGGGCGAGTACCAGTGTGCTCGCCAGTAGTGACAGGTATTGTTTTAAGTTAGAACCCATAAAATCATAAAAATGTTGTTTTTGTTTTGTTGATGTTTGTTGATGCTGTAAAATGATATAAACAACGCTGGTTTTTTGCCAGTTCGGGTGGCTCTAGCTACTTTAATATTCGCAATGGACTCTACTACACACGTTACTGATAATGCCACGAAGCGGTCTGTCGCTTTAGAGGTCGACCCTACGGCCCAAGACGCGCTCAACTCTTTCTTTCACGTGGATGGTGCTGAGGTTGCAGGTTCTTTCAGCACGGGTGCCATGGGCAATGTGCACGATGCTAGCGACATGGCTGCTTTTTTGAAGCGACCTGTTCTTTTGTGGCAGACTACGTGGGCGGTTGGAACGGGTCACTTTGGCACGCACAACCCATGGAGGGCTTTTATAACCCATGCGACTATAGCTCCCCGGTTGTCGTATTATTCCCGGTTGCGTGGTGATATGGTGTTGCAGTTTGTCGTTAACGGCACGCCTATGCATTACGGTATGCTCCGCGTTTGTTATCGCCCCCATCCTGGTTTGCTGGACGACAGTGATCCTACGTTCAACTTCGCCGTGGCTAGCAATGCTAGCGCGTCCACGCAAAACTACAAGATGGTTGCGTCGCAGTTCATGGGCGCGTACATCAACCCGTGTTACGACAATAGCATTGAGCTGCGCATCCCGTACGCTAGCCAAAAACCGGGTATTGAGCTGGGAGCGTGGAAGGCTTCTACCAACTATGCGGACTTCGACCGCTTGGGCACGTTGCTGACGTTGTCGTTTGCTCCACTGCGGCATGCCAATAACGGCAACAACCCGGTCATTATCGAGGTGTATGGCCATATGGAGAACGTAGTCGTGGACGTGCCAACCGCTATTCCCCAGGGGTATACCCTAGAGCAGGCGGCCAATATAGTGAGGCGCACTTTGCGCGCGGCCGCGAAGGCTACTGCGTTGGCCAATGAATGGACTCCTCGTGTGTTGTCTGCCGCAGCGATGCTTGGCTTTTCGCGTCCGCTCACGCATGACCCCCCGGAGAGCTATAGGGCTATACCCTATAACTTGGCCAACTATGACTCTCCCGACACCGCCACGCCGTTATCTCTTAGTGCTTCTGCAGAGGGTACGCTTGGTGGGCAGGAGTTGGGAGTTGGGGGCACCGATGAGCTACTGTTGTCCAATATAGCCGCCCGCACGTGCTTTGTTTGTGCGTCCGAATGGACGCAACAGCAGTACATGGGTGGGTTCGTCTTTGGCTCTTTGGTGACGCCCATCTTGACCAGCGTTAGTTGGTATACTAAGGCTCCCACGTCCTCAGCCCCACTTGGGTACAGTCCGGTTGAGCATGTTTGCTTGACCCCCTGCGCGTTTGCGGCTCTGACTGCTCGGTATTGGCGGTGCACGATGAGCTATAAGTTCACCGTGGTGGGTTCTCCCTACCACAAGGGTCGGTTGCGTATCTACTACGATCCCTATACCGAGGTGCGCGCCCTTAACCCTAATGGGCCTATTAACTTGACCAATTCGGTCATTTTGGACCTTGCCACCTCCACATCCGTTGTGGTGGATGTCCCCTGGCAGAATGTGCGGGACATGGCAGCGCGTTCTACGCCCGTCATAGCTGGATATTCAAGCGCGCCTGCCGATTTTGATGCTATAGTGAACCAGGTTACCACCAATTACACTAATGGCATCATCGTTTGCGAGGTTCTGAGTCCTCTCACTGCTTTGGTGGACAATTCGCCTGTTGTGGTCATAGTGGAGGTGTGCGCCAAGGATCTGGTGCTTTTCGACCCCGACTTGTACGCTCTGCGGTCATCTAGCGGCTTGTATACGCCGCTGTCGACAGACGATGCGGCTCAGCCCTATACGCCCCAGTCGTATGATGTTACGGGCGGGGATGCTATAGCCTCTTTACGTCAGTTGGTGAAGCGTTACACTGGGGAGTATGAACGCAATGTTTACGCTCCTATGGTCACTGCACAAGGTTGGACGGGTATCACAACAGCGCTAGTCGCGCTGCGGTTGCCTATTTGGCTTCCTGTTCCAGGATATTCCATGGACCCGAACCAAGGGTTGGATTTGACACCTAGTGGTGAGCCCATCAACTATACTTCTCTGGGCTTCCATACGTATATTTCCAAGGCCTTTTCGTTGGCCCGCGGTTCTATCCGTTGGAAAGTTGTGGTTGCCAATTCGGCGGGGAGCCCCACTGGTGCGGGGGGGTGCGCGACTTCCGGCGCCGCTATTTCCCGCTACAGCGACCGCGTCATCAACCGCCTGACCTTTTTGCCTGGGCTCCGTATTAATCCCGCTGCTTCTGCGGGCAGCGACCGTGGGCGTGAGGCAGCCTTGTGGCGCCGCTTCGACCGCGGTGGACAGATCGGTGACGGAGCCAGCAACAAGTCAGGGGCGCAAGCTACTTTGGATGTGGAGTTTCCGTTCGTGTCTTGCTTGCGGGCTTTTAACCCCCGAGAGGGGTTTTATTATGACGCTGCCGTTGAAGAGTCTGGGAAGCGCAACGCCGAGGTTACCTTCCCGCTTACGATATCGTCGGGGACCGGTTCAATGTCTGCCGCGACGGTGGACATTATGACTGCCGCTGGTGAAGACTTTAACGTCTACTGCTATACACATGCACCGGCGTTTTTGCTGCAGATTCCACCGGCCATTTCACCCAGCGTGGCGCAGGCCCACGCTCCGGACGACGCGGCGTCGGTGGCGTCAGGTGATTGGGATGTGGTGGGTGCGACCCGCCCAGCTTGGCACCATTAGCATTTTTTTTTACTCGCTTGTATAATTTTATATGAAGACCGTGGCTTGGGCAAATTGGAATTTTACAAAAAAAAAAAAAAAAAAAAAAACACTCCTACGGTACCTTGTTGTAC